CTTGCCGTGCCTGTCCTGGAACTCTGCGACTGGTGGAAACTCAATCCATTGGATGGTCATAGGCTGATTCTACTTTCCCCAAAGACCAAGGCAGCAGACGCGATCGCTCTTTTAGTAGCCTCATCCATTGTGCAAGTCCTCGCACGCACTTGCTCTTTTACAAGTTCCAAGATGTACTGTTGCCGTGCGGTTAGCTTCGTTTGCTCTTTGACGATCTCTTGCAACTCTACGCCTTCTACATCATTACTAGAGGGAAGATACATAGGTAAGCCTATCCACCATTCACCCTCAGGTATCGAAGTGGCTTCTATATCTACCATGGTGAAGTTCTTGTAAATCCATTGACACAATCATAGCCAACCGATTGTCAATACCCTACTCGCTTTCGATTTCTGACTCTGCCGCTTCTGCTTCCTGTTTGGCTTGCCGGAGGTCATCAGCTAGGGCAGCAATGCGATCGTCGCTATCCTCCTCCAGCATCAGTGCCAGATTAGGGGCATCAGAAATCGCCTTGAGAATGACTTGCCGCTCTAGCCGTGCAAGTAAGCATCTCTCCCCTGTGTGAAGCAGGATCAGGAAGCCCATCAAGAAAGTTGATCACTGTTGTACTGAGTTAGCGGCGAAGTTCCAGCCGTCGCTGAAATGGAAGAAGGGGCCAGAGGCTAACCAGATTAAAGAGACGAGTAGGGCGATCGCGAATGCCCAAGGGCTAGCCATCGCATCGGTCGATTTCTTAGCGAACTTATTAAACAGTCGATTGATTTTGCGAACGTTCACAGTAAAACTTGTTCCCAAAGGGTTGCTATCAGTTTATCCATAAATCTAGACTGGGCATTAAGACGCTGCGATCGTCCGCTCGAAAACAGCTTCACCGCTTAAACATTGAGTAGCATAGGGTATAAGTAATTTCATTCTGGTTATGGCTTTTTGGAGTCAAGTGGAAGAAACCCTGGACAAAATACCAATGCCGCGATCGCTATGCTGAGCAGGTGGCGACAGGATTGGGCTATCGCTTGCTGTCCGAACAGTCAGGGCGTGATCCATCCACCTTAACAGCATGGTCAAAGTCTGACCCTGAGGGCACTTGGCAGGATCAACGCCAACGCTATGCTGATGAACTCCGAACAGAAACCGACAAAAAAACAATCGAAAAAACGAGTGATCAACTGTCGGATCAGTTATCTGAATTAGCGACTGAGCATTTCAAGGCTCACAAGTCAGTACGCAATTTGGCTCAGATTTACTTGAACTACATGACTCAGCAATGCCAGCGTCATGAACATCCAGAAGCGATGGAAGAATTTGTTAAGCAATTGAATCCACTAACGATCAATTTTTGGAGCCTCGTACTCGATCGCTCGATCAAGGGTGAACGGGTAGCGACAGGGATGCAGTACGAAGATGTGACTGCTGCTTATAAATATCTCACAGCACTTGGTTATGAAATAAGTGATCCAAGCACCGAGCCGGACGAGACTACCGCCAAAGCATCGCCAGCAATGCAAACAGCGGACTGAAGAGAAGTATCAGCCCAAAGCTAAGCAATCAGCCGTTGGCAAAGTCTTACAAGAGAAAGCCGACCAACTGATCGCCATTGGTGCTTTCGTGTCTCTGTGGGCGATTTTTGCCCCAATGGTCAACATTCAAACATCAGGCACAGTACAACCGTTTGACCCGTATGGCTTCCAAGTTGACCTGATTCAGACGATCGAGGAGAACCAGAACACCGTTATCTGCAAATCACGCCAGATGGGTATTTCAGAAACCATCTGCTGTTGGCTATTGATGCGATCGCTCACTGAACCGGGCTTCAGCGCGGTCGTGTTCAGCAAGACTCAGGCAGACTCTTCTGAACTGGGTAGACGTATTCGTGAAATGGCGATTTCACTTGGTTCACTCTGTCCACAGTTGTCTTCTGAAAGCGCCACCAAGTAGCCTTCAAGCGTCTCGGTCGCATCCATTTCTACCTGTTACGGCTCGCGCTGCGCGTGGTATTCCGTCTGTCTCTGTCGTGCTGTTTGATGAGGCAGGCTTTATCGACGGCATTGACGGAGTGTATCAGGCTGCCATGCCAACCCTTTCCATGCTGGGCGATCGCGGCAAGGTCATCTTCAACTCAACTCCCAACGGGAAAACAGGCTTGTTCTATCGCTTGCTTTCAGGGTGGTGTTGATGAACCTGCCAGAGTCAGAGATGCACTGGATCAAATCAGGCTGCCAGTGCCCTCTAACAACATCGTGCCGTTCAGTCGTAGCAATCGCCCAACACGCGATCGTGGGTACATCGCAAATGGCGAAGGTGTTTCTGCATTGGCGGGCACATCCGGTCTATGGTTCTGATCCTGAATGGGCTGAGAAGACCAGATTGAACGGCAGCTTACTGAGACGCAATGGAATCAAGAATATGAGCTTGACTTTGCAGAAGGGCAACGATCGGTCTTAAGCTCGACCTCTTTGAAGTCGCTGAGTCCGATACTTTTGCTGAACCAAAATGGCAGCATCAATACTTAGTCGGCATTGACCCTAGCTTCGGTGGTGATGACTTCTACACCGTGCGTGTGTGGGATGTGACCTGCTTCCCGTACACTTGGCAGCAGAGTTTAAGGACAACCGTAAGAGCAAAGACTATTACATCGCTAGGACGATCGACTGCATTGAACCCTACGAGCCATCACTGATTGCAGTGGAGACTAACTCAGTGGGAGCGCTGTATCAGCAAGAGTTGATCAAAGAGCGCCCTGAGTGGTTGGTGGAAGGCGTGACATGAACAACGCTAGCAAGATTCTGCACACCGATCGCCTGGTTCTGCTGCTAGAACGTGAGCAACTTCAAGCCCGGCTGAAGCGCTAGAGGAGTATAAACACTTTGTTGAATCGATCGACGGTAGCACACGCAGACGAGAAGCGGAATCAGGACACCATGACGACTCAGTGATGGCGGATGCCGTTGCTTTTGCCAAATTGGAAGCCATGCCACCGCTGCCAGATTACACAGCATCAAGCGCTGACGATCGCCCAGTCTATGACGTTTTAAGCGAAATCGGCATCTAAGGCTACAATCAACTCATTGACAAGCGACACCGCTTCATGTCTTTAGACTTACAGACACAAAATCAATATTGTCGAAAGTGATCCACTGCTGGCGTATTCGTTCAGGGCGGGTCCAGAACCGCATGATGAATTTTTAGCGCTGCGGATTGGTGATGACTACCACAGCTACGCCGAATGCGGCGTGATCCACACGTTCGGGCACAGCTATCGAAGCGCTTGCAAGCCTTACTCAGTCGCCGGGTGATTGTCGAGGGCAAGAACAAGAAAGCAACTGCGATCGCTCAGGACATCCTAACAAGTACTGAGCTATGAAGCCATTCTGTTCCATGCTCAAGCCACAGGCGACCTGATTGGGTTTGCCGTGTTGCGCATGGACTGGGAGCCGATCGGTGGCTATATTCTGCCTAAGTTTGAGTTTGTACCACAGAATCGTTTCAGCTTTGCGTATGCCGCGCCCGACGATCGCACCATTCTCGATCGCGGATGGTAGTGACCTCGACCCTCGCACAGAGATCTCGTTGGTGGCATGTCTATGATTTACGCCCTGCTGACCAAGACTCACCACTACAAGGTGAACGCTGCCCCAAGGGTCGGTTCCTGGTCTACACATTTGGAGGGTGATGGTTCACCGTGGGCTTAGGTCTAGGTTACAGCATCTTCCCTTGGTGGAACGGTCAAAAGGCAGGCGATGAAAGCTTGGGTTAGTGCACTCCGATCGCATTGGCTCCCGCCCTGTGCTGGGCCCCAAGCCCGCACAAGGCGAACGAGAAAAGCCCAGCCCAAGCAGCAGCAGACCTTCAGTTTGAGCGCTTCTTGCGCTCCATCAGCCCCAAACGGGTTGGGCGAATATGCCACACGGGTACAGCGCTGAGATGCTAGAGGATTCGAGTAGTACGTCCCTGATGTACACCAGCGACTGATCGAAGTGGCAGACGCACAGATCAGCAAAGCGGTGTTAGGTGAGGTGGCGTTAGTGAGAAAGCGACAGGCAGCTATGGGGCGAACGAATCGCAGGTAGCCGATCGCGAGTCCTCCATGATCGATGCTGACTGCAACTTGCTAGACGAACAACTACAGCAGCAGTTATGGACAGAGATTCAACGCTCAACTACCCGACCAGGAAGGCGCACTAGTACGGCGGGAGACGATCGCGGATAAACGTCAGATTGCGCGGATGCTGAACACCAGCAGCACTGAAAGATCGCGTCGATCGTGACAACACCTTACTCAGCATGGGCTTCAGCGTCAAGCTGATGCGGTCAAGAAAGTCTATGGCGATGAGTACGTGAGACACGTCGATCGCTAAGGACGCTGACGTGAAGAACAGAAGCAAGCGCTGATCAGCATCCTGCAGGTAGGTGGTACTACAGCGCTGATGACATTCCTTTCTAGCTTTCAGCCAGTCGGATTGAGTAAAGAGAATGCGATCGCTGTGCTGACTGCGGTATTTGGTGTCACGGCTGAGTGGCAGAGTCGATGCTACCGAGCGCCCGCACCAGAAGCAGCAGCGCCAACCAGCGTAGAGGATGCTGTAGGGGCAGCGTATGTGCTGAACCCGAGGCGATCGTAACGATGAGACTGTTGATCTAGCAGAGTTGCTCGACCTGTACTGTCAGATTCATTCAGTGAACTTGACTTAACGCTTTGGATTTTGCCGATCCAAAGCCCAAAGGCGCAAAGAAATGTAAACCCACATCGGTATCGTGTGGCAACTCCTGCCAACGCGCTGGGGTCAAAGTGCAAGAATAAGCCAGCGGCAGAGGGCAAAAGGCAGGGGATCTGCTGGAGAAGTCGATCCCATCGTCTTCAGAAAAAGGAGCAAAGGAAGCCAAGCCAGAACCTAGCAAATCAGCTTCAAGCATCAAGTCAGCAAAGAGAGTAAAAACAGTAGTGATGCGACTGAAAAAGCGTCTGAAAGCGACTTGGCTCGAAAATCATCGCCCAAAAATGTATATCTACATCAGTTAGCAGACAAAACCCCATTAAGCGCAGATGCCGAGTCTAAAGTAAAATCTCTAATTGACAAAAAGCTTCAGATGCAGGTGGCGATCCAGGTTCCATCGACGCAAAGCAGATCAAGCTAAAAAATTATTTCCTGATTAACAGACGTTGAAGCAGAAGCGTTAGCGCTTTATATCAATGGTGATGGCTATTCAGGCATTAATTCCGTTTTGAGAGCAAACCCGTCAATTGGCAGCTTGCCTGACGGTCGCAAGTTTTAAATTTCGGCAAAAATGGATACGTTCCTCTGATTATGCAAAAGATCCTGCGAAGTATTCTAAAGCGACAGCAGATAAAAGTATTGAGCCTGTCTTACAAAATGCTGCGGCAGCTAGAGCGGTAAACACAGGTTTGGCTAATTACCCCCCATCACTTACGACTCTTTGAAGGCTGATAATAAAGACTTTAAATCAGACGAGCCACTCAAACGACACATTAAAATACCTAGCAAAAATTTGGACGAGTTTCTTTCTCGGTATAGCCCAGGAAATAAAATAGCTGAACAAGGTTTTACTAGCACGACAACCATTCAAAAGCGTGCTGGCATTTTTGCTGAAAATTCTAATGTAACTTTGAAATTAACTATAAAAAGGATGGGACTTCTAAAGGCAAATATGTTGATAAAATCCAGCGCGTGAAGGGTGGGCAGAAAGAGCGTGAAGTGATATTCCCTCCGTTAACTCAGTTTTCTGTTCGGGAGGTCAAGACGAAAATGGGCGAAAAACTATAGTAATGGATGAAGATTAAATGGAGTTATCTGAAAAAGATAGACAAATAAACTTTAATAAAAGACAGCAAGAAAAATTGGAGGATTTCTCTTTACCACTTGTTGTAGATAACTCAGATAAATCCAAGCTAAAAGCTTTAACAAAGAAGAAAAAGCGGAATTAGAAGGACTTGTTGATGGTAATCCCTGACACCCTCACTCCCGAACAACTCGATCGCGCTACAACTGCACTGCTGAAGCTGATACTCCAAACAGGAGACAGGGGCTATCAGGACAGTATCGACGCATTCGACCCTTTGCCAACAGCGGCTAACAATTGGTTGCGTGGTGAGGATGGCGTATTCTCTGGCGTGTTCATCGACAATCAACCAGACGGCAGCGCCAAGCGCGTCAAGTTCCGCATTGCCAAAGTGCTAACGGGTGGGAGTCAGAAACCGAACTGGAGACAAGCACGATCGACCAATCAGAGACGCATGACTACCGTGCGATCGTTGACTCCATCATCCCTTATCAGGGTTTAAGCATTGGCGTACAGCACTCACCGGGAAGCGTGCGGTTTCCTCGTGCTGCCTATGCCAAGAAGTTGCGGTGTGGCTATGGGCATCTGAGAGGGTATTACCAGGACGGGCGATCGCTCAAAGGTTTCATTCATCCTTCGCTACTCAATGGCGAGACAGACGGTAAGCTGTGGTTGTTACTGCAAGACGATGGCGAAGCGGTGCAGACCAAATTCATGGCGGGATGGGGCACGAAGGATGAGGCGATCGCGGCTTATGCTCAAGAGATGCCGCCTGACTGGCTGACGGACATTTGGGAAGCAACACCGGATGAGTTGGCAGGTTTTAGGCGATCGGAGTTTGGTGAAACGGTGGCTGAAGTGTTAGAGTTTGCCGCTGCTAAAGCACCGCGCAAGTGTAAGCCGACGAGCGTTAGTTGCGGTAACTCATGTCAGAGAGCGGGTAGTAAATGTAAAAATAAGCCCAGTCCTGAAGGCGAGAAAGGGTTAGACCTGGCTGCTAAATCGGTGAGTGAAGCTAAGGGCAAGAAGCCTAAAGCGGAACCAAAACCGAAGGGCGAGAAAAAGCCTAAAGCAGAGAAGAAATCGACAAAGGAAAGTAAGCCAGAAACGGTTGACAACTCTACAAACAATGGAGTCATCAAAGCAAAAGAGGGTGATCTTAACCCGGTCAAACTGACTGCTGATGAATGGTTAGCTTGTCCGATCGCTTAGACAGTATTGACACTAGCGCCAACGGTGACAGGGTTGGAGCGGCTTGGGCAAAAATACAAGGGTTTGATGGTAAACCAGAGCTTTCTTCCAAAGCAGGATATGGATGCAGCTATAGCTAGGGGTGAGACGGCAACTTATAGAGGTGTAGCGCTTGAGAGTCACGCTAAACAGCTTCAGTCTGGTGAGTTGTTGTTGGTGGCGGTTTGTTTGGCGATTCCATCTATACGGCAGTTGATGTGCCTCCAGGCTTGGGCTACAAGACAGCCAGTGGCTATGCAGGCGACGGCTCAACAGTTGTCAGGATGTCGATTAAACCTGGGTTAAAAATCGTCAAGCACGAAGACTTGATCAAAGAAATGGAAGACGCATCAAACGATTTCAAGGAGAAAAAAGCACCGCAAATTGTTCAGAAAGAAACCGAACGGTTGAACAAGGCTGTCAGTTTGAAAAAAGTTGACAGCAAAACAGATGCTATATCGATCGATGGTACTGATGCTGGCAGGGTTAAAAAAATAGGCAAGTTTTATCGCACAATTCCGCCCGGTTCTAACCGCGAAGAAGATGCCAAATTCAAAACACCTGAAGAGGCTCAAGAGTTTTTGAAAAAGCGGAAAATATCAGAACTAGCAGAATTAAAAGCGAATAAAGTGTACGACAACTTCTTTCTTAATGAAGGTACATATGCTTCTGCTCGTGGCTATGACGGCTATAGCCTCACCAACACAAAAGACGGTAAGACACCTCTGGCTGACTACACAATGATTACCAACAGGACAGCTTTAAGAATGCAGTCCGAACTACTGAGCAAGCAGTCATGAGCAAAGCCATAGCCTTTACCACATTAAGCCAGAGAGTGGGCAGAGTTATAATTGCTCCTGTTTTTAGGCAGTTGAATTTTGATAATTTAGCCAACTACTTTAAAATTATTGGTGTGATTAATAACACGGATTTTTTTGAGAACCTACCAAAGACATTCAGGAATTGATTGAACAAGCAGAACGGGAGGTTGCTAAGTGGCAATCCCTGATTCTCTCTCACCCGAACAACTCGATCGCGCCATTCCTGCATTACTTAAATTGGCGCTACAGTCAGGCGATCGCGCTTATGCTGACCCCATCGATCGCTTTGACCCAGCGCCAACGGCAGACAACAACTGGCTGATGCAGGAAGACGGTAGTTTTGCAGGCGTGTTTGTGGACGATCAACCAGATGGTACTGAGAAGCGGGTTCGTTTCGTTTGTACCAAAGGCGCTAATGGTTGGGAGACTGAAACCGAGTTAGACGGTGGCATGAGTTTGCAGAGCGATCGCGCTATCAGGTAGCACCGATCTCTTAGATGATGCCGAATGGGATGCGTTAGCGGCGGGGGTAAGCGATCCAGATGTGATCAGTGAAGCGATGGAAGCGATCGCGGAGTTAGACAAATGACTTTTATCTTTCAGCCTTGGGACGACCTAGCCAATAACGCAGTGCTTCATCCTCTGAGCATTGAAGAACCACATGCAAGCATTGCAAATACTGGAGTCCTAGAGCAATAACGGATGCCAAAGGGGTTTACAGCGGCGTTCAACTTTGCATGGTTGAAGATATGAACCATGATTTTAGCTGCTTTGAGTCTAAAGAATCAGAATGACTGCACTGCTAGAGTTTGCCATCAGCACTGAGTTAAAGTGACCAAGCTACCGGCGGTTCCGCTACATTAGTGGAGCCGCTAAGGGCAAGTCGCACCTAGGGAAGCAGTACTTAATCTCACCAGAGCAACCGTTGAGGCTCAATCACGCGAACTGGTAGCATTGGGCGATCGCCTTTCCAGTGGCAAAGTCACCTTGAAGGAATTTCAGGTCGAGGCGGCGACACTGCTGCGTCAGATCCACATCGGGCAAACTACGATCGCGAAAACGGCTTAGATAAGGTAACAGCAAAAGATTGGCTTGCCACAGCCCGCATACTGAAAACTTTGTACTACCAGGGCAAAGATAGCGAGACAGGCAAACCCTATGGACTCAAGCATTTAAGCGCTGAGATAGCCGCTGGCACCGTCTCACCCGCTCAACTGGCAGCGAGGCTAAAGATGTATGCTAACAGTGGCGGCATCTCTTTCTGGGCATCCTGGAGGCAGGCAGAGAAGGATGCAGGTAGAGCGTATGGCATTCGGAAACTTGGTGCGACTGATAATCATTGCCCCGACTGCCTTGCTTATGCGGCGATGCTACCAAGAGCGATCGAGAAAGTACCGCTTCCAAAAACTCTCTGTCAGTGCCGTGCGAATTGCTTATGCACGATCGTTGGCTTGACAGCAGCGCAGGCTAACGCTAAGACAGGGCGTACTGACTACAATGAATTTGCCATTAAGCGTGATGCTAAAGGACGCTTCGCTAAAACAAATGGCACCAAGGCATCTGCTATCAGCCAGCGTGAAAAACAGATCGAATTATTAGCTGATGGTGGTTACAAAAGTCGGCTAAGGGTGTTTGATGAGAGCGATCGCAAATACCAAAAACTGAGCGGTGAAGGCAAGACCTACAATCAGCTTAAAGACAAACGTGGCAAGGAATATGCTGATCAGCGCTCGAAAAGCATCTCAAAAAGCTGGCAAGAGAAGAAGCGGTTTTTACGGTTGGCAAAGGTGAGGCGACTTTAGAGCACGATCGCATCAAGCGTAAAGGCTCTGCCACCGAAAAGGCAGAACTAGAAGCTTTTCAGTACTTCCATACTGAGAGCGAATATACGGCATTGTCTGCATGGAAAGCCGAAAATCCTGAAGCATCTAAAACGCTGGTCAGCCGCCATCAAAAGGAAAAAGAGCTAAACGCTTTGTTTGACCACGATGCGATTATGGCGCGTGGGAAAGCTGCTGCTGCAACCTATGAACAAGAGGCAAGCAAAACGTTAGACTTGCATCGCAAGGCAGCGGCAGCAGCCAAGTTAAAAGACTCACTTCTGGCGCGTGGACAGTCGCGAGAAGAGTCGCTTAAGCAAGTCGCTCAAATCCAAACGACAGGGCTAACGGAAAAAGATAAGGCTACAGCTTTATCAGCCGCAGTGGAGTTCTATCAACTAAGTGGCGGTGAGGGGAAAGCAACGCTAGAACGCTTTGAGCGCACAGACTCACGCGCTTATGCGAGTCGCGACAATCGCTCCATCAATGTGGGCAGTGATACTCGCAAGGATGTCATCTGGCACGAAATGGGACATCATCTGGAGTTTGAAAACCCACGCATCGCTAAGGCGGCTAGAGAATGGCGCGATCGGCGAGCCACAGGAGAAGAAAAGACACTAAATGAAATCACAGGCAAAAAGCACTTCGACCCTACAGAACGAGCATTACCTGGGGATTACATCACACCCTACGTTGGCAAAACTTACTACAATGGCGCTACTGAAGTTGTTTCGATGGGGATGCAATTCTTTGCCCACCCGCAAACGATGGTCTACTTCCACAACAAAGCGCCTGATCACTTTTATTTTATGTTGGGACTATTAAACCGTGATTAAGTACGCTCTAACAATTAATGGCAACCCCGCATCAGTAGCAGTTGACAGCAACGACCCTAATGCGTCTGCATTCATCAAAATCACAGGCGATGATGGCACTTTTGCTGATTGGCTAGCGTTACAGTGCGGTGCTTTTGGTCATCTCATTGGGGAATCTACTAGCCCGATCGACCTGGATTATGCGCTTTCTACAGCAGACGCTCAACAGTGGCAACCAACAATAATAGAAGGCAGTGAGATGGTTGTAAACTATAAGTCTTATCTGCCAGATGGGGCAGTGTCTTAATGTCTAACTCATATGGCAGGGTGGTACGGCTAAATGGCTAACCAATTTTTCAATGTCAAAGTAGACACCACTCAAGCCTCTACCGTGTTCGGTCGCATGGCAGCGAAGCTACAGGGCACAGCGCCACTGATGAGCCAAATCGCAGGCATCCTGAACAACTACGAGGATGATCTATTTGAGCAAGAGCGATCGCCCAGTGGTCAACCTTGGGCACCGTTAGCACCATCGACCATCAAACAGCGCGAACGCAAAGGCTTGGTGCCACTGAAGAAACTACAGGCAACGGGCAAGGGCAAGAGTGGGATCAGGGCGATCGTTGCTTCTGGTAACAGAGTGCAGTTGACTGTCTCTGAGGACTATATGCAGTACAACAACGATGGGACACGGCGGATACCTGCAAGACGCTTCATACCATCTCAGATGGAGTTAGAGAGCGGTATTCTTGGTGGGCAGATTCGGGCAGCGACAGAGGCTTATTTGTCTCAGGGACTAGGCGCGTTTATCGGTGGGGAGATTGCGCGGACTCCTGGTTTTATTCGTGGGCTGCGCTAGCCACAGGCAAGCTTGCAATTATGTAAGGCTCATACCAATGGTGAGGTTTGAGTGCTCTAAACTCTAAAGCTTCTTCGTCCCATTTCACGATCGGTAGCAATATAGTAAGACGGTCAGTAATAAGACGACCAGTAATCGTTTTATTTGCTAATACAGCAAATAAAGAGAGCGATTCATCCGTGCCTGCATATTTCTCGCAGCTTTTCCACGTCACTGACACAGAAGAAGATCTTTTATCAATCACTAAGTTTTCAGCAAACAAGACTTGCTCTTGCTCCAGCTCAAAGCCAAAGTTATTTTTATGCTTCAAATGATCTACAAAAAATTGCAGGTCAGACTTGTTCCCTTTGTCAAAACTATATAAAAGCATCCGGTTTTAACAGTACAAAGACATCATCCAGTCGTAACGCCAATTGCAACTCAGGCAGCACACTCAGGCACACACCTGTCTCGCCATACTCAATCCGTTGGATGAAACGCCGATCGCGCCCGATCGCTTCACCAAGTTCCACTTGCGATAGTCCTAACGTCCCACGCCTAGCGGCAATATTCGCGCCAATGACTTTCTCAGCGGTGAGGATGGACTTCAGTTTGCGTGGATGCGTTTGCATAGTGGCATTATGCCCTATCTAAGGGCGTATTGTCTGTAGCGTGTGCTTTTTCAATACATACATTATGCCCGTTGGCAAGATTGTAGAAAGCCTTTCTGCGATCGCCCATGCCATCGGCACTTTTGCCAACTATCAAACTGGTTAGCGCCAAGCAAGTCCCTGTTTTTCGTTTAGGAAAACAGACAGATTCTAATGGCATTGAAAAGGTCTGGTCGCCTGCTGAATTAGATGAGGCGATCGCTGCCTACAACGAGGTGGCTGCGAAAGCCGATCATGAAGCGCCTGTACTGCATGGGCATCGTGGCAAACACGCCTTTGGCTGGATTGAGAAGGCTTACCGCGTGGGTGAGACGGTTTTTTGTGACCTCAAGAACGTGGTTGAAAGCTTTGCTCAAAACGTTAACTCTAAGTTGCATCCCAAGCGCAGCATCAGCTTTTATCCACCTAACCACCCCAACAACCCCACACCGGGGCGGCTCAACATCAATCATTTGGCTTACCTACCTGCTGAAGGTGAGGTAAATCCGGCTGTCAAAGGTCTGCCCGATCACGCATTTTCGGATGCAGAACTGGATGCCTGCATTGAATACGAGTTTGCTGATTACAACTTTGGTGCATGGATTGGTGGCAGTCCTTTAGAAGCGGTTGCCAATTTGTTTCAATCCTTGCGCGATCGCACTATCGAGGACGACGACCTGGAAACAGCAGACAAATTATTTCCAGTGATGGCGATCGATGCCATCAAAGCAAGCGCCAATCAGCAATGGGCATCAGTTGACATGGTGCTGAATGTCGTTCGCCCTTTGCAAGACCAAATCGATCGCCTGACTTACCCAGAACCTAAACCGGAGTATGCCGAAATGAATCTCAAAGCGATGGCGAAGGACAAGGGTGTGACCGCCGTTAAGGGCATTTCACCTGTGGACTTGCCCAAAATATTGGCTGGCGATCTGGAACCGGATGACGAACAGATGAGCGCGATCGCTTCAGCAATGGGCATTGGCAAAGACGCGCTTAAAAAAATGATGACTGGAGGCAAAACTAAGGCAACTGATATGAGCGAACAACAAACCGAACAAGTTTCACAGGCTGATTTTGCAGAGTTAACCAACACCGTGCAAACGTTGCAGGCTGAACTCGCGGCGACACGCAACCAGGCAACGGCAACGGCTGAAGAGAACCGAGTTTTGAAAGCAGAGCGTGAAAACGATCGCATTGCCAGTTTTGTCGAAAAGTTGGTCAGCGATCGCAAGCTTCGCTCCACCGAAAAAGATGCGGTCATTCAGGAGTTGAAATGGTTGCCCAATGATAACCCTGTGGAATTTTCTGAGGGTGGCGCAACGGTCAGCAAGACACCGCGACAAGCCAAGATGGATCGCCTTGCTGCCTCTGCTGAATTGTATTCAGTGCGAAATATGCCCACAGGTCCAGAGTTCGACCCGACTCAGTTCAGCGAACAGCAGCAGGCTTACGGCTTAGACGTTGACGTTGACGTTGCCTCAATCAAGCAAGACCGACTGATCCGAGCAAAGCAAGCAGAGATGGTCAAGCAGACGGGGGCAATCGTTTCCTATGCCGAAGCAGCAAACGCCTTGGTACAAACTGGCGTACTTAGTCTCTAGGAGAAATTATCATGCCAAATTCGCAGCAAACTACTGTCGTCTCTACCGTTGTGGCGACAGGCACAATCTTACAGAAACGCGGCGTGTCACGCCTTGCGGCTCAAGCGACAGCCAATCAGCCAATCATCGGTTTTTCTGATCACAAAGTCGAAGTCGGTGAAGCCTTGCGACTCAATGAAGGTCCCACATCAATGGCGGAAAGTGGAGCCGCGATCGACGGCACAGAACGCCGCCTAGCCACCGATGCCCAAGGTCGCGTTGTCCCATGGACAACTGGCGTTGTTGCTGCCTTGTTACAACCTGGGCAGACCGCAACCGCAGCGGGTGAGTCGATCGAAGTCCGACCAGTTGTTAACCAAGCGTAGGAGGAACCCTGAATGCCCGTTGATTATTCGTTGACAGCGGCTAGAGCAGGGGTATCACTACCGCTGACTAATCTAGCCCAAGGCTTTACCCAGTCATCCTTTGTGATGCGCCTGCTTTACCCATTGGTAGAGGTAGGTACTTATGGCGGGACGACATTGCAATTTGATGAGTCTGCATACGAGCCTGCCACCGACGATCGCGCCGATGACACGCCGTATCCCGAAGTGCAGAGCAACTACGAAGGCAAACCTTTTAAGTTAAACACAAAAGGTTTGAGCTATCGAGTGGGAGACAAACGCCGCAAAGAAATGGAAAACCTGCGGATCAACTGGGGGCAAATCGCCACCACCACGTTGATGACCAAAGCGGGTCTAAATCACGAAATTGAAGGCGCGATTAAAGCAACGACGCTTAACAATTACGCAACCACCAACCGCTTAACGTTGGCTCCCGGTTCTCGCTTTGGCGATGTTAATCCAGACCCAATCATTCGCTCTTCTATTTCTGCCATCTCGGATCAGATCAGCGATGTCACCAACTTAGTGGGCGTAATGGGTCGGCGGGTGTTTGATGTACTGGCAGGCAAGTACGCCACCAACTTCACCAGCACTAGCCCGGGCGTACAGCAACAGCTAACGCTGGACACACTCGCAAACATTTACGGCTTCAGAAAGCTCGGCATCTGTGATGCGATCGCCAAAGTTGGTGGAGTCAAAACCAAAGTTTTTGGCAACGACTTTGTGATCGGTGTTGCCAATCCTGCTGCCATTCCTGCTGGCTCTAGCGACGCTGGTTTGCCCATCCCTTACGTCACCAATGGCACGGTAAACGCCATGACCGCAGCGTTTGGCTATACCTACGTGATGCAGAACCAGCCCAGGATGTACGCACCGTGGGAAGACTTGGAACGCCGGGCACTTGTTTATCAGTTGGACTTCGATCGCGCAGTTGTAAACACCGGGGTTGGTCCAGATGGACTAATCACACACGGCTTCTTAATTAAATCCGCAGTCTAGGAGCAAGGATAAATGCCAGAACAACCGATGAAGTACAAGGTGATTGCAGGTCCTCTCTACGTCAACAACAAACCAGTAGAGAATGACAAAACCGTTGATCTGCTACCGTCCACCGCCAAAGAGTTAGTCGCAGCCAAGGTGATCGAGTTGGTTGGTGAAGGCACACCACCACCGGAAGAGATACCTAAGATCAACCTGAACACAGCAGGCGAGGAAGAACTGATCGCGCTCGACCATATTGGCAAAGCCACAGCCCAAAAGCTAATTGCAGCCCGACCGATCGCCGTGCTGGAAGACGCTCAAAAGGTATTGGGTTTGAAGCCAGAACAATGGAGTGCGATCGCTCCACGCTTGATGGTGTAGCGCATGGCTTATTGCACCCTAGCCGACATGATTGCGCTGTTTGAAGAACTCGAAATTGTCGAGGCTTCAAACTTGCGGGAGGCGCGGGAACGTGACCCCAATGCAGTCAAAATTCAAGCGGCGATCGACGGTGCCACTGGCATTATTGATGGCTACCTGATGCGTCGGTATGGTTTTACCTGTCACCACTCCAATAGAGATTGCTGGAACACTCAAGATTCATTGTTTGAATATTGCCCGCAATCTACTGGATGGCAGCACGGAAGAGGTCAAACAAAAAGCAGACGACGCGATCGCGTGGCTCAAACTTTTCACTGATCCTGCTACGACTGGCTATGGCGATCCAGCACCAGGAGTGCAAGAGGGCGAAGGGGTTGGCAGCGTTAACTCTGAAACGCCTTGCTACTTCTGGGATACCGACACGGTAGGAGTGTTTTTCTGATGCTCCTGAGCAAGATTGAAGGCGCGATCGCGCAACGTTTGAAACCATTGGAGCGTGAAAACCTCAAAGTCCTTGTCTTCCCCGACGATCCCAAAGAGTTAAAGCTGCCTGCTTTCAATCGGATCATCGTGCGCTACCTCAGCGAAAGTTTAACGCCCCCACAAACATTTAACCCACACGCCCCTTGCATCCAGCAGCGTTTCTTAGAGTTTCAGGTGTTTATCCAATACCAGGACTTGAGAGCCAAAAAAGGTTTGGGCGTGACCGACTTGATGGATCAGATCCGCGATCGCTTGACCTTCTTCAAGCCGATACCGGATGGCAAGTGGCTGTACCAGACTAGCGGCGGCTTCAGCGAATTATTTCAAGACTTTTGGGCGTACACGATGAACTTCACATTGCCCTATCCCTACACAAAACAACCGGAGTAAATAGATGGCATTACTGTATGGCATGGGCAGATTCGTGATAGAAACGGTGGGCCTTACACCTAACATCTTGGTCCCAGCCGAACCCGTTACGTTTGCAATGAATGTTGATTCCGAGGATCAAGAATCGCTCAAATGGAAAGATGGCATCAAGGTGGCGGCGGGTGCTGCTACAACCAAAGTAACGTACACGCTACAGTTCAACGTGCAGGCGGTTACATGGTTCGTCATGCAACTTGCGACTGGTGAACTGGCGCAAACGACCGCTTCTGCCAGCCTTAAAGATGTTAAGTATGGCACTGTGCCACTAACCGCGCCCTATGAGATTGCAGATGAGGCGTTGACGACTCAGAATGTACTAGTGAGCATTACCACCTCTGGCGCATGGGGTAAGGCACGACCATTAACGCTGACCGCAGCAGAGGCAACTGCTCCAGCTACCGCTAACGAAGTGCAGGTAAAAACCTCTGCACCTAAAAAGCTGGTGTTTGATGCCAGCGCTGCCGGAGCGCCGATCGCCTATCGCGTTCTCAACACTTACACCAGCCTCTCTAGTATTGGGGTCGAGGCATCAGCCGTCACGTTAAGCGCCTTCGGTTTTGCGGGCATTGCGTATGGCGATGAAGAGAAATACCGAATTGATGTACCGCGCATGGTCAACATCGGCAGACCAACGATTGAAGTTAACGATGTAACTGAACTCGAATTTAACTACAAGTTGATTACCACTGGAGCCGATCGCTTGCCGTTCAAGATGTATGACATCACTGGCGTTGTCTTGCCGTAACCGCTAATGACCTTCCCGCCTACCAATCTAGCCACACCGATCGCGCCCTCGCTTGCAGCAGGAGGGTTAACGGGATGGACTTGCAGTTGAGACGGTTGAGCGCGATCGAGGCTTACTAATGCCATTACAACTTAACGGGCAAAACGTTGAGACGCTCTCTAGCGATACAGGCACTTACACCTGGGCTGATGTTGTGGCATTGGGCAGCAGCAACCTCATTACACTTGCAACAGTGGGTGGGCGTACTCTTTATCGTTGGACTGGCATATTAACGCTACGCGGCACCAGCATCCTCAACATCACGAACCAGACGATCGAGTTGCTGGATGGCAGATTTAGCGCTAACGAATCCAGCACGATTAACTTTGGGGCCGTATCAACCTACTTAGGGCAGACCGTTTACAGTGGCGGCTGTCAGCTTTTAATTTCTCGGAATAACGATGAGGGTGGATCGGCAAGCGACAGCTTGTTGAGCTATACGACAGGCAGCGATCGCAGCTCAACCGCATCTAAAATAAATATCTACAATTCTGTTGTTTCGATCAGGGCTGGTAGTAATCGCTCGAATCTTTTCGTGTCCGCCATTTATAATTCGCTGCTTTATGTTGATTCTACGGACAATGGCAGCCTGGGGTCTTTTTGTTTCTTGCAAGGTAATGGAGTCCTGGCAGGCACAAAATTCACACGATTAAGTATTGAGTTGGCAGGCTCAAACATTCAGGTAAGCGGCTTTGAAACCGTTTTGCCAAAGTATGCCTTCTTGAACTACACAGGAGTTCGGCAAAGCTTCAGTGGTGTCTCAAGTTTAACTTCGACGGATTATGATTTCTATGTGGCAGATAATTCACCCATAGATTTTGTAGACTCCTTTGTTTCGTTGGCAAAAGGGCACATTCAATCCTTTGGAAGTCCTGTACAACAATCAAGACAGTTAGCGAGTCAGAGGATCAGAATCCAGTCGGGCGGCTCCCCTGTCCAAAATGTTTATATTGCCTATGCTGGACGGACAAATGTTAATGGTGCGACAGCAGCAGACGGCAATTTTAATTGCTCGTTGGTTTGGCAAGAAACAAACTTAACGGGTAATCCAGGGGGAGCCAGCTTTTTTGCGGAACCAACACCGATCGCTGACTATTCGAGCTACATCAGAGAGGTGCGATCGTATCTGCATCTAGGGATATTAGAAAACCTCACGATCAATTCTCCACTCGGCACGATCGCCCAGCCTTTTTCACTGAGCCTGAGTATTGATAGCGGCATCACGCAAACCAATACAACAACGGTAGCGGCGTACTCAGGCGTTGCTCATGCCACCAACTTGATTACACTTTCGGGCAGTCTGTGTTGGCTCAGGCTTATGACTCCAGGAAGCTCTACTGGCGCAACAACGACAGTATCACGGCACCTGTGCGAGTCGGGCAGTTAGCCGACTTTGGCTCAACCAGTCTCACGATCGCTTCGGTGGCGTACTCACGGCGAGCACAGCCAAGTTTAGTGATGGGATTAAATCGAAACGGCACTCTGACGCTACTCAGTCCCTCCAGCCTTACGGCCTTCTACCAGACTGATAGCGGCTCGATCGCGCTTCAGGCAGCAGGCAACTATAGTGCTATTAAAGGCGTTGTGGGAGCAACGGCGATCGTCACTGTAGTGGCAGGCACAACCAACCTTAGCGGTTGGACATTCGCCAGTGGCACTACCATTAACCGAGTTTCTGGTAGTGCCACGGTGATCGTAGATAACACAACAGGCATTACGGCGGGCACAGGTGTTACGGTCATGGTCGCTCCGTCTTCCATTCAGGTCGCAGTGCAAGGTGCCCCGATAGGGGCAGCGATCGGTGTCTTCAAAAGTCTCGGCACGGGGAGCATCATTGCCGATCGCGCTCAGTTCGCCTTAGCCGCTGGCAACAACTCAGGCAACTCTACCCTTGTCTTGAGTGCAGCGATTCCGCTCGATACACCAGCAGCAGGCTTTGTGCGTGTAGTGAGAACATCTGGAGTGGAGGATCGTTTAGCCTATACCAGCTACAGCGGCTCAACGTTCACTCTGTCGGGAACGTTGCCTACATCCTATACAGCAGGCGACGGTGCTTATGTGGGCTACCTGGATGTGCTGGGTTCTGCTACGGGTAGTGAGTCCAACACGATCCAATACATAGCCGATCGTGATTGTGTGCTGGCAGTGCGTAAAGGTTCAGGCACCGGACGGATTAAGGATTTGCGCCAGGCTTTTGTCATCGTCAACAGCAGTCAGGTGATTCCGGTATCTGGCATTCTCGATTCGATCAACAACGCTACCGTATAGGAGTTTCTGATGCCTTTTCTTGCCGATCGCGTCCTCGATAGCGGGTTAACCATTCTCACAACAGAGGTTAATCGGTTCGATATTTGCTCCGCAGAACCCACAACCTACGCAGCGGCGACATCGACCAACACGCTAGGCAATCGAACGGCACCGACGATCGGCTCACCCGCTGCACGATCGCCCAGTGGTCGCAGAGTAACGGTGGCGGCGATCACATCAGGCGGGACGGTGACGGTGAACGGGACGGCAACCCACTGGGCACTGAGCGACACCGTTAACTCAAGGCTACTGGCGACAGGCGCTCTAAGTTCGAGCCTAGCCGTCACCACCAGTTACTCTTTTACCACGGCGGCGTTTGACATCGGGATACCAGGAGCGGTTTAAGTGCCCTGGAATACTGAGTTACTCGGAGCGACGGCAGAAGTAGCATCAGGCAACCTGACGCTCACAGAACCCGCTGGTGTGCAGGTAGGAGATCTCCTGATTGCCTGCATCAGCTATCGCTTCTAACGCAGCATTCACAAGGCCATCCGGCTGGAACGACACGACCAGTCAGAATACAGGCAACACGACAGCCAACAACACCACTAGTATAGGCTAGTGGCTTCATGGCGTACATCGTGCGTGGCACTAGCGCCCCAAACCTGACGTTTACCAGAACGGGGGGCGATGTCGCGCTGGGTCGAATCATTTCTTATCGGGGTGGCGCTCCAGGTACATCGCTGACGGCTACTGGCAGCACGACGATGGGTACCACCGGGACAGCCATCAGTGTTGCTGGCGTTACGACTGTAAACGCACGCGATCTGATTGTGGTTGCTGCCTGTGGTGCCCGCGCCAACACTTTCTCGGTGTTCGCTGCCACAGACCCCGCCACCTCATCCGGTACGAACTCAGCCCAAACAGCCGACCCGATCGCAGGGACATGGCAGGAACGATCGGATAACAGCACGACAACAGGAGCCGACTGCACGTTAGCGATCGCGGATGCCGTCCGCTCAACTGCTGGCGCGACAGGCAATATCACGGCGACCGCCTCTGCTTCAGCCCGTCATGTTGTCCTGATTGCAGCGTTTCGCGAAGATATTCCGGTGGCGCTCACACCCACAGGTATCGCCACGGGTGCCCCTGTGGTTGGCAATCCTGCGATCGCACTGCAATGGCGGCTCGTCCCCACGGGCATCACTGCTACGCCTGTCGTAGGGAATCCGAAACTTAGCTTAATTGCCCTCTTCGTCCCACAGGCATTACCGCTACTCCCGTGTTGGCAGTCCTGCCCTTAGTTTAATCGCTCTTTTCACTCCCACGGGCATCACCGCAACACCTGTCGTGGGGAATCCAGCCGTTTCACAGCCCTGACCCCGGCAGCAGCCAACAACGATTATGTCATCACGCTACGGATCACGAAACTATGAAGGCATTGGAAAAAGCTGAAAAAAAAGGAGGAGAGGCTAAGATTAGGTTGTTGCTGATTACGGTCAGGCGTGCCCTGTTGATGATTGCCGCCGCGATCGAAGACTATTTGAAAGAAGCTAGCTAAATTTTTATCGACCAATCAAGTCGCCATTTTTGCCCACTTGATTGACCTGGATTCCCCTTATGGTGCATCCCTTTGAACTAAACAGAGGATGATGCCCGATGGCTTTAATTGACGATCTACAGATTAATTTGCCGAATCAGCGGCTCAATATTAACGCGACACTATTCACGGTTTATCAGTGCGTAGATTTTTACACGCTCCTGCAAAATCTGTTTGATGAAATTGGCGCGATCGCACTCGCTGGCTCGATCGCCTATCCAACACCATTAACCGCTAGTACGAAAACGGACTATACGTTGGTACAAGGCTGGTATCTGACCCAGGCTTCGTACAGATTCCTGCAAGGTGGTTCGATTCAAACCAGCGGCTTCGCCAATACCATTTATTTGCTGACTCTGGCGAGCGGTGGCTACACCAGCGCTATAACGGGCGACCTTTACAAAACGGTTGTCGGTGGCACTTCAACCGCCACGGGCAGGTTACTCGACTATGACAACACAGCCCGTAAATGGTGGGTGCGTAGGGTGACGGGTACCTACGCAAACTCTGAAGCTATTACCATCACGACGGGCACAGGGGCAGGTAGTACGATCGCCTCTACTGGTTCGCAAACTGGCGAAGATGGTTCAGCTAACGCCTATACACTCGGCACGCTCAATCACGGTGGCACTTATTTTGCTCAAGGCTCAACCGTAACGGACGGGACTGGCTGGTACGGTAACAGCAACATCACCGGAAACCATATCGACATTTTGATCAAGGTGCGCGAAGCCGGAAACCTTATCAGTAGTGGTAGCGTTACATTCTTTAACCGAACGAACCGCGATGCCGCTAATGCGCTCGATGGGGCAACGGTAGGCGATACTTACGATTGGTATAACGCCGATCTAAGCGGCTTTGGGCGTACTCCGATACCTTTGAACACCAAAGCGGATTTGGCTGATACACTGACGAATGCTCAAGCGCTCAATCTGACCAACGGGACGACGGCAACGATCGCGCTCACGATCGGCTCGTTTACCGCTGACGTGGATCAGGACGGCAGCACCGAATCCTACACAGGCAGGGTTGATCAGTCCAGCCAAACCAACGCCGTCCTTTACTCTGTCCTGAAATACATTTTCCGCAAAGGCAACACGACAACGATCAACAGTGTCCAGGCGCAGTTGTTCCAGTTCCTCAACAGCGCCTACACGGTGGTCAAAGATTCACCGATCGCAGCGATCGCGGGTGGCAAAATCTTCTATGCGCGTGGCTGGTATCCGATCAACGTGGTGTCATCTGATGCTTCTAATTACCAGACGATCGGGACTGGTTCAACACGCCAATCAACCCCCCTGTGTTCTACCTGAGAGCGCGAACAGGGTGTTCCGGTTGGAGCTAAAGTCATCTTGGCTCGTAGCTCTAGCAGTAACTTCCTGCTGACCAGTGAGTTTGCACTTGCCGCTGGTAACAATTCAGGCAACGGCACTCTAGTACTAAGCGCTGCCATTCCGCTCGACAAACCCTCTAGCGGCTTTGTACGGGTGTTCGACAATAGCGGCAACGAAGACCGTTACGCCTATACCTCGTTTTCAGGCGCAACCCTAACGCTTTCCGGCACCCTCAGTAAAACCTACGCTGCGGCCAATGCCGCTTACATCCCCTACCTCGACACCACAGCAGGTAGTTCAACCGTATCGGTCGCGCTGCGCTATGTCGCCGATCGCTCTGTTGCCTCCTTTGTGCGGCTGGGTAGTGGTGCTAGCAAGATTCAGGGTGATAGCTCCAACTACACGCTGACCGCTGCTGACAGTTCCGTACCTGTGACCGCGATCGCTGACACTATCAACAACAACTAAACCAATGGCAACCAAACCCGCTCCACCTAAGCCCGCTGCTACAATCTCGGACATCAAACCACAAGCGCGTCAAATTCAGCAAGCCGTTGCAAATTTGCAAGCCGTTTTGCTTGGCGTGGAATTAGTCGAGCATTTCAAGCAACATCCCGATGTGGTGCAAGGTCATCCTGGGGCAGACAGATACAAGCCGATCGCGGCGATTGGTACTGAACGGGCTGGCAGAGGCATTGAGTAGTCAAGTCCTGCCCAAACGTGATCAGCTTTTGGAGCGTCAGCAAGACTGGCTAGAGCCAGGTGATCTGATTGTCGGTTGGGCTGGTGAATTGATTGAATCCCCGACTTCGCCACACCCATCAGCGCGAATCGTTACCAGCGTTGAGGATGATGGCTACAAATGGCGCTATGCCGATGACGAAGAATCAATCAGTCGTGATCCGGTCAAGCTCGATCCCTGGTTCAGCATATTGGCTGGGAGCAGATTGAAGGTGGAGAGGACGCGGTAGGAGCGATCGATGCCGTGCAGCAAGAAGAATTAGCAATCCTCTCGGCAAAGCTAGAATATTTTCAGTCCCACGCCTATAAAGCCGAGTAAATGCCCCCTAGCTACACCGTCACGACAGGAGACGTTGCCAGCGTTGCCGCTGATTCCAAATTAACGGCAGGCACCGTCTTTGATTGGGGTAGCCAAACATCACGATTCCCGCCTCCACTAGCGTCGTTGATGCCCAGTGGCTTGCTGATGCCGCCAGGTTCGCTGAGATGACAACGATCGGCTATGCGCGACCCAACATCGTCTCACCGCAGGGAAAATACAAAAAGGGCATTGATCCCGCCACAGGCTTAGATCTTTTGGCAGGAGTGGAAGTAATCTTGCTCGATCAGTGGATTATCCGTACCGCTAAGACATCTGGGGCTTTTGTAGCGCGGGACATCTACAAAGTGGATGGTAGTTATCCAATCGCTCCTAACCCACTGGTGAATTTGCAGTATCAAACCGCACAGGGTATTTTGTTGGTGCAATTCGCATCAGGTAGTAGTGACGGATTCACGAACACGGACCGAGCGGTTTTGACAGCAACGAGAGCGATCGTGGAGGATATAGCCGATCTTTCTGGCTATACCGAGGGTGAACCGATGACAGCCGATGCTACCGCTGGTACAGTGACAGCCAACGGAAAAAAGGTGACAATTATCAGCCCCACACCAACAACGAAGGTCTATAGCCGTGATTAACCCAGGCTCAATCTTTGACTACGCCTCTCGCGGTGTCTTTGGCTCTCTAACTGCCTATAGCTCACGCGGATTATTCATTGATTTAGCGCTTAGTGGTACGAAATATCGCCCCCTTTGCCTGATTACACTTGACCCTAGACCGATCGCCGTTGCCAAGCTATGAACCTACCGACCACTATTACAACAATAGCCCCACAGCCGATCGCACAGATTAGCGTTGATGCTCAACCTGTAACTCTAGTGGTATTAGTGGCATCACCAACAGCAGCGATCGCATTCAACATCCAGCCTTTAGCAATGGTGACGATCAATGAGTAGTTTAGATGGCTACGAGCTAATCAGGGGCGACTATTACACGGCAACAGTTAGCTTCACGAACCAGTCCGATCTGGTTGCAAATCATCCGCTCAAGGTGTCAGGCTTTCAGACCGCTGGTTATGCGCCCCGCTTCACGGTCAAAAAAGCGCTCAACTCTGACGAGGCTCTAATCGAGAAAGTCCTAGGGAATGGGATTGAAATTATCAATGCGACAACTGCCATCCTAGAAATTTATCCAGCCGATACCAAAGATCTTAAAGTCCCACTAGACGGATTGACACTGTATTACGACTTTCAGTTTGCCTCTACGGATGGCAGCAGGGTTTACACGATGGAGCGCGGCAGCTTTACGATTACCTTAGATGCATCGATCGCGGCACCTTAACTCATGCCTGAACTAAACTTGGCTGGGCGATCGCACTGGCTGAGAGAAGGGCTAGAGCCGTGTGCGATCGGTTAGGGGAAGAGTGAGGTGCGGGGAGCTAATCCTTGTCAAAGCCATGACGCGCCAAGCCAAACCCCATACAGATCAAAATAATTGCTGTTTGCTCGGCACGAAACTCAGCAGATTCGCGATCGCTTAGGACAGGGAAACCAATCTGCACAGGCTTGCCCGCTTGTATTCGGTTGAGATGATTAGCAACAAGCATTGAGTTAAGACTCATATAATTTCTGTTAAAGATATAAAGATGCGATCGCTCAAATACACCGTTGCCGCCTACCAGCTTGCTAGCCTCACAAGTTTAGACCCCCTAAAGAGAGATTAGTAGATAATCGGTGCCCAGTCCCTTCAGCGTTTGAGTTTTATTTATTGAGGGTTACCCTATCCCTTTCTGTACAGCATTTGAAGGAGTCATTGATCTGTATACTAAAACGCCGCTATCTCAGGTGCGGCTACCACTGGTTGAGCGATCGCACTTTTATTCTACGCCAGCGAAGTGCGATCGCTCTGAGCGCTGTACTATTGTCAACCTTTGGCAACGATAGGGTTGTCGATCGCGATTACTTCTTTGCTGTCTGTCCAAGTTATCAAGCCGCGCACCGTTCTTTCTAAAACCTCAGACCGACTTACACCACCAAGCGCTGCGCCTTTATCTTCCAAAAGATCCCAGGCGCGATCGGTCAAGATAAGATTTCTTCGTTTCTTTAGCTCGTCCCAATCTACGGGAACGCCTTTAATCCTTCTGGGGCGTGGGTTTGTCATGTACGTATGTGCAAGCTATAATTGTATGTAAGTATATGATAACTCAGAACATGAATATTGACGATCTAGAGATTGAAAGCCTCCCTAGCGTAGATATGGCAAGTTTGCATTTGCTTCCTGCGGCTCCAGGTGTGTATTTTGCGGCTGATGACAACAAGGTTGTTCATTACGTTGGTTTAGCAACTGATTTGCGTCAGCGGTGGGAAATGGGTCACAACAGGGGTGTCGCCTTAGCTTTGATCCAAGGTATTCGTATTTATTATTTGATCGAAGTGCCAAGTCGTATTGCGGCTATAGAAAGTCAAGCTATTCTCCGATTTAAGCCAGTGCTTAATATTTGGGTGCCGAAAGAAAACAAAGATTATTTAGAGCAAAAATATCAAGATCCCACAGTAGTAAGAGCCAAAATAAGAAGCGTAGCAGTCCGATCGTGTAAAGGTCGTTTGAGACTGGTATGGACTTGGAGAGGCAAACGATTTTTCTTTGTGCTCAAAATGGATGACACGTTGATGAACCGCGCAGCCGCGCAAATACTAGCATCAACAATCGCGCTTGATATAGCTAAAGGTTCGTTCGATCCCACACTGGCTAAGTATCAACAAGATCAAATCGACAAAGACCACTTGACCGCTTCAAGCCTTTTACTTGCCTTTCAGGAGCACAAAAAAGAAGTGGTTTCAAAAGCGACACTAAGTAAATACAAAGCGCTGGAAAGCCATTTGACAAGCTTCTTTAACCATACTCCTGCACGATCTGTAACGGCTGGGAAGTCAAGAACTTTTACAGGATGGCTAGCGACAAAAATGACTCCCAGGAACGTCTACGACCGGATAACGATCCTCAATGCTTGCTGGGATTGGGCGATCGGGAAAGGTCTTGTTTCACTCAATCCTTGGGCAAAGGAGTTATCGCAACTTACTAAAGGGTTGTCGCAGTCAAATAAAACTTAAGAGATGCGCGTGTGATCCAACAAAAACGTGAGCGCTACAATCTCATACTAATAAGCCTTCTAGGTCGCATATTCCTTTGATCGCACCGCAGAG